GTTTGTCTTCACTGTCACGTTCCCAATCCGTTCCCTGTTTAAAATAGAGAACCTCTCGTTTTAGGTCCGTACAATGTAAGGGTCTTTTATAAACGTCCATGTTTCCTATTGTGCTATTGAAAATGTCAATCATACCATTCAAATACCCTACATCACCCATATGTTCCAATTCTTTAGAACCGATTGCTAGGTTCTCCATAAAGGATTGTATGGACATTGCATCCTTACATTGAGTGTTAAGAAAGAAATTCAAATTGAACTTATTATTATTTGTTGTCGTGTTATTGTTTGTAACAGTCGATATTTTTGAGATTTGTTCGGATAACTTTTCTATTTCTTTTTTATGTTCCTCGTCTCTTTTTCTTTGCTCCTCGTCTCTTTTTCTTTGTTCTTCCTTTTCTTTTTTATGTTCCTCGTCACGATTTATAATGAGTTTATGTAACTGTTCATTTTGTTTCATCAAATTATTTACAATACTATCCTGTGGTATTAATTTATTTGATTGAACTGTCCGCTCTATTATGGTTTCTTCTATAACATGTTCTTGTGTTATTATTGGTTCATTTACATAAGAACATTTCTTCTTATGTCTCCATAATCCAGTTCTATTTTTGTATTCTTTTCCACATTTACAGAATAATGCAGTGGCATTTTTTTGTTGCTGTATTGTTGCTAAAACGTATTTTCTGTGTTTTGCAGTTAAAAGATGTTTATCATAATTACTCTGTTTACTGCATTTAAAATTACAATTGTCACAATAGAAAATTTCGGCATTTTTTGGCATTTTTTTTTGTTGCTATATCTCTAAAGTATGGCAACAAAAAAAATGCCAAAAAAAATATTAATAAATAAATATTATGCAAACAAAAATTTTAATACATTGTTATAACTAAACCACAACGCTGCATAAGCAAAAATCCGATTTTCTTCCAAAAAAACTATTTCCAATATTTCACTTTTGGACATTTTTAAAAATGTCCAATTCTGAAAATTCGTTTCGACTTTTTTTGAGAAGTTGACAACAATATATATTATCAAAGAATATAAAGAACGATACTAATTCAAATAAAATGTTTTTATAATTTATGTATTCAGAAAAAACATTTATTCATAAATATAAGAAACCCAAGCAAGGATTTAACGAATTTGTAGAAAGTGCAGTGGTTGCAGTGGGTGACAAGCGAGAACCAGTAAAGTCGTATATAAAGAGAAAAAATATACATTTAAATGAATTGGAACACATTTATGAATCTATTAGTAAAGTGGATTATTTAACATCTTATTATAAGAAATCATTGAACCCATATGTTTTGAAAATAAAACATACACCAATGCCTAACAAAGCTTTCAACAACAATGCCAATGTCCAATATAAAAACATTATAAGAAATATGCATTATGACGAGTTAATGGAAAAAACGATCCCTGGTGTAAAAAATACTAAGAGTTTTGGTGTAATGCTCAAGGATTTATATAAAAAGAATATAATTGATTATAAATTATTAACGCCGAGTGCATTGCATTATATAAAACAAGGTCGTATTGGGAGTGTGTATTCATCGTATTATTTCAGGTCTTCCATTATGAACCCTTATTTAGTATATTCAATAAATCAATCATTATTAAAAGGGCGGCGAATTTTTACACCGACATTGGGGTGGTCATCTTATTGCTATGGGTTTTTAGAGTGTGATAATGTAACAACCTATGTGGGAACAGATGTAATACCTAGTGTATGTAAAAAAACACAGGATTTTGCCAATAAAAATTATCCATCAAAGAAAACAGAAATATATTGTTCTCCATCTGAAGATTTATTAAAAAATAAATTATTTATTAAAACATACACTGGGTATTTTGATACTATTTTTTTCAGTCCTCCGTATTTTGCATTGGAACAATATTCAGGAGCAAAGCAAAGTATTAATCGATATAAAACGTATGAACAGTGGTTAGAGAACTATTGGGATAAAACAGTTGAATTGTGTGCAAAAGTATTAACAAAAGGAGGAAAAATGTGTTATATTATAGGGGATTATGGTAGTCCGAAATATAATTTAATTCAGGATACTTTAAAAAAATGTCTAAAACATCATTTTAAGTTATTAGATATGCAGCCCATGTATAATAAAGGAGTTTATGTAACAAAAACGTCTAATTTGGAACAAATCATATACTTAAAGAAGTTATAGGTTCTCTATATTATGAATAATGTCTTCTGGATATTGCATTTGTTTTAATACATTGATAGCGCCCTTTACCTTTGATATACCTTTTTTCATTTTATAATGGAAAAATAGAGAACCATCTTCATTAACCGTTGTGTGCATTTTATAATTAATACTACTGTCTGATGTCTTAAATTTCTTACATATATATGTATAATGTGTCGTTAACATAAAATTGACATTCTTGAATTGTTCTAGATACTTCAAGAATGCGTAGCCGGATTTGGATGCCTCATCTGGATTTGTACCTGAATATAATTCATCAAAAATACAGAAATGACGTGAGTTATCGGGTGTATCACCAATGGTCTGAATTATTTCTTTACATCTTCGTGACTCTGCTTGGAATAAACTGTCGCGTTCTGAAGTATCCGGAATATTTAAATAAGAATGTATGTGGGTATAAGGATTAATATTACAAGAGCTATAGAATCCTAAGCCAAACTGCTGTGTCAAAATAATATTAATGGTAGTAGCTTTTAATATGGTAGTTTTACCTGAAGCGTTTGAACCAGTTATTATCATATTTTTATTAACGTTACATGTATTTGGTACGGCCTTTTCATTTAATAGAGGTGGATAGATTTGATTATTTAATTTGCATATATTTTCTTTGCTGAATTTGGAAACATTAATCGTTTTGTTATTATGTAATGTGTGGAGTTTATTTAAATGATTAAAATATTCGTGTAATCCGATAGAATAGCTAATACTATTAATATATTCGGGGGTTTCGTAAATATTATAATAACATTTCAATACATTTCCAATGTCTGCAAATTTCATTACACTGGGGGTAAAGTTCTCTATATGTTTAATTTTATTATATATTTCTTGAAGTTTCTCACGATGTGCATTCATATGTAATATAAATGGTTTGTATGATTCACACGTGTTTGTGAGAACATTAAATTTATCGATTTGGTCATTAATATAAAAAATGTGTTTTTTTATTGTATTAATATGAGTATTAACATTGATAATGTCATTATAATATTTTTTACATGATTGAATATTGTTATAAATCTGCATTACGTACATCATGGCGTAACCACATAATTGAATAATATTTGAAAACGATGCATTTTGAATATTCATAATTGCCTTACCCAGAAAGTGATTTCGAGCAATATGTTTTAATATATTTAAATATGAATCCATATTAACGTTAACTCCTTGAAATTTAAGAATAACAAACGGTATTGCTAAAAATATAATGGGCATAATAAAAAACATAAGAGGAGACAACATATTTGATAATGTAGTAGCAGTCAAAAATAATGTAGAATGATTTAAAAAATTAAAATAACTCCAGTTGATAAATCCATATTTCCCGCAATAATATGGACTTTTAATGTCGTCCCATAGTTCGGAAGTATTAATAAATGTATTGTCTTCAATTTGATTGATATGTTTTATAATGTATTGACTATCTTCTAAAAATGCCGTATTATTTGTATATAATTTGTTCCACTTATCAACTAGTTTAGTTGAAACATCTGTTTTATTGTTAAATAAAACGGGATAAATGGTTTTGGCTAATTCAAGGTCATTTGCTGTATTCTCTTGAATTTGAAATGTTTCATCTTTATTTAAATAATGTATAGGTAATTGAAAATTATTATCAATATCAATAAGTAATTTTTGGGAAAAAGTATATGGTTTTTCACTGTCGGTTTCTTTATTGAGAAACTGTTTTAATAATTCTTCCATATAGTAATGTGACGTATTATAAATTAATAAATACGACGCATATAAAAATTGAATACGTAATATATTTATATCATCTTAAACTATACTCGATGATCACTTATAGCATTGATATATTCAATAAGGAATACGATTTTACATTAAATGACAAAGTCAAAACCACAATTGAATATTTAAATAAACAATTTCAAGATTCAGCAAATCGTAACTATAGAAGGGGGGGAAAGCGAGATTATGATCCTAACTTTGTAGTGACAAAATTTGAAAAAAAAAGTGAAATCCAACAACATATTGGAGAAATTAAAACGCTATTAAATAAATTAACTGATAAAACATTTGACAAAATATCCGAAGAAATCTTTACACTATTAGATAAGATAGAGGACAATGATGATAAATTTGAAGAAATTTCAAAAGTAATATTCAAAATAGTATCGTCAAATACGTGTTTTTCGTACATATATGCAAAGTTATATAAGCAACTTGTTGAGAAATATGAAATTTTTATGAAAAAAATAGACATTTGTCTCGAAATGAATAATAAACTAATTTATAACTTTGTTCAAGTATCATCAGATGAAAATTATGATGAATTTTGTAAAATGAATGAAGATAAGCAAAAACGACGTGCGTTGGTGTCATTTCTATCAAACGCGTGCGTATTAAAATTAATTGATTTAAATGTAATAATTAAATACGTAAATGATTTATTGAATTCAGTATATCAGGAAATGAATAAAGAAGATAATAGAATGGTGGTAGAAGAGGTTGCTGAAATTATATACATATTTATTACTATTTGTAATAATGTGTTAAAAGATACGGAAGAATATAATGGATTTTTGAATAATATTAATATTCTAAGTAAACTAACTGTGAATGATTATCAAAGTTGTTCAAGTCGTGCGAAATTCAAATATTTAGATATATTGGATTTTGTAAAGAAACATTAAAACATTTATGTAAATAAGTTAAAAAAATAGAATATAACATATATAATGGACAAGCAAGTAGATAATGTTAATAGAGAAAGACGTGTACTAAAAAATATTAATATTCAAAATAAAATAAATGATTTTATGATAAATTATGAAAAAAAACGATTTTTGAATTATTATTATGCCTTTATTGGAATTACTTTTTTTACATTTTATTTGAAATATAAATCAAATAATGGATATTATGTGATAATGAAATACATATATGGATTATTGTTTACTTGTAGTCCAATGTTATACATGTATATGATGCATCATTTATTTAATACAAAAATCTTAGATAGGGTACAATTATGTGAGCAACAAAAAAGTGAAGAGAATAATACAAATGAACATTACAATAATGATGAATATATGATGGTAATAAGATCGTATTATGATTCTATAAAAATAAGTTGAATAAAAAATAATATATTATAATTTCTTATAGTATATTAGAAATGGTGTCATCGGAACTATTGAAAGATAAGATTCAGTATAAGGAAACCCGTAAAGTAGACGAAGAAGATATTGGACACAATGGTTCAGTATATGATTATGAAATATATGATACAAATATAGAATTGGT